TACAGGAGCGGTCTTGAAAGAGATACTGCTCTTGTACTGGCTGAGTGTCAGAAGGCTGTGCGCTACGAGCAGCTAAAGATAGAGTGGGAAGACCTGCGCTACCGCACTTACACCCCCGACTTTCAGCTAGACAACGGCATCTTTATTGAGACTAAAGGTATCTTTGATAGTGAGGACAGACATAAGCACATGCAAGTCCGTAAGCAGCACCCTGAGTTAGACATAAGGTTTGTCTTCAGTAACTCTAGGGGTAAGCTATACAAGGGTTCCAAGACCACCTATGGCGAATGGTGTGAGAAGAATAACTTCTTGTATGCTCACAGGCTAATACCTAATGAGTGGTTGACATTTGCAGGATCATGTGTTAGTGATAAGGTAATACCTCTTAAAACAAAAAGGAAAGATTAATGGCTCACGAAGTAGGCGAAGAAGAGATTGCAATACTGATAAAGCCTTTAGGTGATGGCCGTATTGAGACTTGTATATACAAAGCACCTGACAATTCGCTAGGGGATGAGAGCCTAGAACTGGCCCTTGATGTAGCACTGACTATGACTGCTTTGTTTGAGTTGGCACTTGATGATGAGTCCACTTTCATGGAGGATGTAAAGCTTAGTGTTGAGGAAAAGATAAAAGAAATCATGGACGATATGGACGATGACGATGAAGAAGAAGCAGGTCCAAGTTATACTTCAGAGGGTAACGTTCTAAAGATCAACAGGTTTACTAAAACAGAGGGTAGTTGTTAATGGCTAAATGGAGCTTAGATAAGTGGGAGTCAGTTTTAGATGTTGACATGGTAGACAGTCCACCACACTACAACTCATCTAACATTGAGTGTATTGATGCTATGGCTGCTATGTCACAGGGTTCCTATGTTGACCCCCATGAAAGTTACTGCTGGCAAAACGCCTTCAAGTACCTATGGCGTTGGCCTCACAAGAATGGAGTAGAAGACTTGAATAAAGCACAGTGGTACATTGATCGCCTGATTAAGGAGCTAGAAAAAGATGGCAACTAGAAAGTTTAGTGCTACTTTTGTGGTTGAAGTTGAAGAGGATAACAATATCTTATCTTCACATGAAGCACATCACCATGAAGACATCAGGGACTTACTAGACAACTTGGTGTTTGACATAGATGACGTTACAGTACACAACATCAACATAAGGGAACACGGATGATTACTCAACAGGACATTGCTGATTTTTCTGGTATAGACAATACGCCTCTTGACATGGTGCGTGAGTTCACTTATGCCATGAGTCAGCCCTTAGATGAGAAGCATGGCTTTAGTCGTAAGCTTGAAAACATGCGTTGGGGTTTAATAAAAGAAGAGTTTGCAGAAGTAAGAGATGCAGTTGGCTACGTTAACATTCTTAAAGAGCTTGCTGATCTAGTCTACGTCACTTATGGATATGCTGCAACGTATGGCTGGGACTTAGACGAGGCTGTGCGCCGGGTTCACAAGTCAAACATGTCTAAGCTAGGCGTTGATGGCAAGCCACTCAAAAGACCTGATGGAAAAGTACTAAAGGGGCCAAACTACAAGCAGCCTGACCTCACTGATCTCGTATAAAGGAAGACACATGAAAAACAATTACCTACCCACAGACTACCAGACCTTCATTGCTACCAGCCGCTACGCACGGTGGCTAGACAATGAGGGCAGACGTGAAACTTGGGGTGAGACTGTTGAGCGTTACATAGAAAACATTGTAAAACCACTACTAGATGATTCAAACAGTAATGGTCATAATGCTGAGATTGACCTCATCCGTCACCACATGCTAAGCCTACAGGTAATGCCCTCTATGAGGTCAATGATGACTGCTGGCAAGGCTAGTATGCGTGACAATACTTGTATGTATAACTGTAGCTACCTACCCGTAGATGACCCTAAGTCCTTTGATGAGGCTATGTTCATCTTGCTCTGTGGTACGGGGGTTGGTTTCAGTGTTGAGCGTCAGTTCATCAGTAAGCTCCCTGATGTACCAACCTTGTTTGATAGTGATACTACGGTTGTCATCAAGGACTCTAAGGAAGGTTGGGCTAAAGGGCTGCGTCAAGTTCTTGCTCTCCTGTGGGCTGGTGAAGTCCCTAAGTGGGACGTAAGTAGGGTTCGCCTTGCAGGTGCAAGACTTAAGACGTTTGGAGGTCGTGCTAGTGGGCCTGCTCCTTTGATTGATCTGTTTATGTTTGCTGTGAATACTTTCAGAGGCGCATCAGGACGTAAGCTCTCCTCTGTTGAGTGTCATGACTTGATGTGTAAGATTGGCGAAGTAGTTGTAGTAGGTGGTGTACGCCGTAGTGCTATGATTTCTTTGAGTAACCTTAGTGATGACCGTATGCGACACGCTAAGTCAGGTAACTGGTGGGAGAATGCACCTCATCGTGCGCTGGCTAACAACTCTGTATCTTACTCAGAGAAGCCTGATAGTATAGCGTTCATGCGTGAGTGGATTTCTTTAATGGAGAGTGGCAGTGGAGAAAGAGGTATATTTAATAGAGAGGCATCGGTTAAACAAGCTGCAAAGAATGGCCGTAGAGAGTCTTGCTATGAGTTCGGAACCAACCCATGTTCGGAGATCATTTTACGCCCGAATCAGTTTTGCAATCTCTCAGAGGTTGTTATCCGTGCGACAGATGGTCTTGAAGATATTGCACGTAAAGTTCGTGTCGCTACAATTCTGGGAACAATCCAATCTACCTTCACTCACTTCCCCTATCTGCGTAAAGTGTGGCAGACGAACACCGCCGCAGAGCGATTGCTTGGTGTGTCTCTCACGGGAATAATGGACAACACACTAATGACAATGGCTAATAATGGACTAGCCGATACATTGGAGTACTTAAAAGATGTTGCTGTTTCTACTAATGCTGAGTGGGCTGATCGCCTTGGTATACCTGTCGCAACTGCTATTACTTGCGTTAAGCCCAGCGGAACTGTCTCACAGTTGGTGGATAGTGCGTCTGGGATTCATGCTCGTCACTCTCCTTATTACATACGAACTGTTAGGGGCGATAACAAAGACCCTCTGACACAGTTCATGATTGATCAGGGCATCCCTAGCGAGGCTGACGTTATGAAGCCTGATCAGACCACAGTGTTTAGCTTCCCCATGAAGTCACCTGATGGTGCTGTTCATACTGCTGACATGACTGCACTAGAGCAACTAGAGATGTGGCTGATGTATCAACGTCATTGGTGTGAGCATAAGCCTAGCGTGACGATTAACGTAAAGTCAGGTGAGTGGCTTGAAGTAGGAGCCTTCGTGTACAAGCACTTTGATGAGATGTCTGGTGTATCGTTCTTGCCCTTCAGTGAGCATACGTATCAGCAAGCACCCTACCAAGACTGTACTAATGTAGAGTATCTTTACATGATAGCTCAGTCACCTGATAGCATTGATTGGAGTAAGCTTTCATCCTATGAACAAACAGATAATACGTCAGGTATGCAAACTATGGCGTGTACTGGAGATGTCTGCGAGATGGTGGACATTACCTAAACCCAAGGAGTAACAATATGTATGTATACTTAGTGGTACTAATGCTGAACGGGGGGTACTCCGTTCAAGCACCTAACGTAGTGTTTACTGATCTAGAAATATGCTTAAAGGTCAAAGCTATGAACTCTTTAAAGCTAAGGACAGAAAGTCCTACAGCATCATCTAAGTTCTATGCAACCTGTATAAAGATACCAAAGGATATTGACGCCTAATGCAATTAGAACTATTTGAAGCAGTAAAGGTAGTTTGTGAAGAAGGTCTTGAGTGTAATAACTGTGGTGTTGTCCAACCTGTTCAAAACTTTCAACACATGTTGGCAGGTGAGATAAAAAGAAAGTGTAGAAGCTGTGCAAGAGAGCAGTCTAAACTTATAAAACATCTTAAGACTATCCACGCTTACCCTGACACAAACTATACATGCCCTATATGTGACCGTTCAATACATGAAGTAGGAAGGAAAGGACAGAAAATGCTACAGTCTTGGGTATTAGATCACTGTCATACTACTGAAACATTCAGAGGCTGGGTCTGTTTTAATTGTAATACAGGCTTAGGTGCTTTTAAGGATGATGTAAACAAAGTAGGCAAAGCACATGAGTATCTTAGAAGCCACCTACAAAAGCCTTGACAAAGATACATACTACCTATAAAGTATGTATTGTAAATAACAAAGGGGTAGGTAAAATGAACTTAGAAGAAGAAGCACTTAACTACAGTAAAGGTAAAGAGGCAGTCTTTGTTGAAAACCTAACAGGTACGTGTGAAGACTTAGAGAAACTTGTAATCTCTAGTTTAGACCCTTGTTATGAACGTAAGATGGTTGAGCAGAGGATAAGAGAAGTGTATCTTTGGGCTAAGTACTGCTCTGAGCTACACGGTGTGAAGTAAATGTTTCACGTGAAACAAAAGAAGAGGGGCAGTCGCTTTGACCGCCCCTTTTTTTATTAACCTATGGCTCTGACTCTCCTTGCGGATTCTCGTTTTTCCTTTCGTAGGAAGCTTCGTAGAGTTATTAGCTCTCTGTAAGACAGGTCAGCCACTTCTTTTTCTATACCTAGTTCTTCCAGAGCCTTTTCCATGTCAAGCATTTTAACGTCACTACCTCTTTTGCTTAACTTATACATCATCCTATAACGCCTGTCATCAGGATTGCCTGTCTTATAAAGCTCCCGTAAAGCTTTACTTTTAGCAGGGGCCAGAACTTCTTTTGTATAAGTTGAACGCTTTTCTTTTTGACTCAGGTCTTTCCAATTAGGATCATCAAGAATACGCTCAGCGTACTCATCTAAGTATTTAGTTATAACGGCATTGATCCTGTTGTCAGCTTCAGGAATAGCAGACTTGATGCCAGCCTTCCAGTTAGGTCTACCCATATCAGCAAACATTCTGGTGACTGCATTAGGTGCAGCTTCTGCCCTGTAGCCAAAGATACGCCCTATAGGTACACCTCTTGAGCCTTCCTCTACAGCACTTTGCTTGGCGAAGGCTTTCTCATCCTCACCCATGACTACCATCTCTAAGGCGTCATAGATGCTCTCAACGTAACGCACACTGTTATTGATAGCTTTGTTGCCTATCTTACGGTCTTTCTCGTTATAGGCGTCACCCATAGCCATAGCAGCAATCTGATTGAAAGGGTCTAGGGGTCTACTGAAGCCAGAAGCATACAAAGCTGCTGTTCCCCCTAGTGACTTCTCAAGGAAGTCTAAAAGTTCAGGGGTATTACCCACAGCAGCATCTTCAAACATGTCACTGACACCCTTTGCAGTATCACCTAAAGTTCTCGTCAAGTTAGCAGGGCCAAAGGTATTCCTTATATCTTCAAAAAGCTCTTTAGGTATTTCTCCATCACGTTGTACGTGTGCTGCCATGCGACCTATAGCCTTCCAGAAGCTGAACGGGAAGTCATACAGGCGTGACCTTACCTGCCCATCAGAGTCACGTTCCTGATGCCAAGCCAAGCCTTCTTCCATGTTCTTATACTCAAACTCCATATTAAGTTTAACCAGAACCATACCTGTAGCAAACTTGGTGTGTAACTCCATGATGTCTCTGTCTGACTTAGTAAAGAATTTGTGAGCATATGTTATGCCTACGTGATCTGACATGAATGCAATAGTGTTATTGAAGAACTGACCAAACGGGATCATAGCACCAACGCCGGGAATCTTACGAGCATCCTCAATGACCTTAGCTACACTCTCTACTGCACCACGCTTGGCGTTGAAGTCACCTCCACCGTAGGACTTAGAGAATACAGTACGTAACGTATCGTCTAGGGCTTTGGTTTGTACTTCAAAGAAGTCACTGCCGTTCATAAGTTGCCAGTGCTTAGGCTCCTGTTTAACTTGAGATGCCATCGGACCTACTTCACCTGCTCCCAGCTTTTTTTCTTCCAGAACCTTAGCACCCTTAGAGTCTAAAACATCTACAGTTTGGCTCATAAAGTCATTATAGGATAGCTTGTACTTTAAACGCATCTGCTTATCTATGTTGTACATAAACTCCTGTGTCTTGGACGTAATGTCTACAGCCTTAACACCGTACAGAGTTTGGAACTTGTCAAGATACTTCTCAAACATCCCCGGTTTCTCTAAGTCATCAACACTAATACCTAAGTCTCTTGCTACATCCTTACTCTCTACACCACCTGACACGTAACGAAAAAGTTCTTTCTGTAGTTTAGGGTTTTGAGATAAGAAATTAAGTGTCTCTTGCTGCGTAGCAAAAGGGTTAATTAAGTTCTTTATCTTTTGTTTCTGCAAACTAAACATATGTGCAGCAAGGGATGCATACTCAATAGCACTGGTTTTATTACCCATAATATAGTCACCTAATGCTCTAGTACCATACAGTGTACCACGAATTAAATCACTACCAGATTGCATTGTACTAGCTTGCGCCCAACCTAACAAGTTCAACGCTGTAGTGCCGGGATGAGTAACTAAGGTCTTAATAAACATGGCTTGGAAACCATTTTGTTTATCAGCAAAGTGATCTCTGAGGTCTTTAGTAATTGGCGATAGTTCATCGTCTAGTATCTCCATAGGGGTTACTACACGTTCCTCTCCAAGTAATACTTTACGCTTCATAATCTCCTCACCAGTTTTAGCTAACTGAGAAAAGACTTGCATACGTCTACCTGCATCACTAGATTTAGCTGCAAGAGTATTCATGGCCTCGTCACCAAACTCTATACCCTTGAAAGTACTGTCTAGCTTTTTAAGGGTTATGTCATATAGGTTTTGAATCTCTTTTTTAACTATGCTGTCCTTATCCATTACCTTTACAGTCTCAGTAATAAAGTCAGTCAAATGTACAAAGGAGCCTTCTTCAAACTGTAGCTCAAGACCTGCCTTCTCAAAGATTTGAGATAGACCATCAAAGTGTGTAGCGTCATCCCCTGTTTTGTTACCTAACAAGAACCCTTTCAAGCCTTCTACATCATTGAGGTCAGCAGGTTTACCTGTACCTGAAGCTGTACCTAAGCGTACTTTCTCAGCCCAACGTTCAGCCGATTCACTGTTTGTTTTTACAAGTTGAGCTAGTGACTCTTGCTTTTTTACTGCTTCCTCGTTATTTGGGTCCATTAATTCTGCTAGGCGTTTCTTGTTGGTTTTAACACCCTCTTCTCTTGCCCTCTTTTTAAATCCTGCTTCAGCCATAGCTGTGTGATCAAAAAGATCAAAGGCTACAGACTGAGGCAATAGCCCATCCCTGCCAGACAAGAAAGGGGCAGCGCCTGCCAGCTTATAGCCAAAGAAACCCATGCCAGCTATCAGTGGTGCATTAAGATAACTAAACTCATCCTGAGAGCCTACACCCATCAAAGACTTCTGTTGAATAGAATCAATAGTAATACTTGCAAACGCATCTGCACCAAAGCCTACTTTAAGTCCTAGCTTACCTTTATCTGCTATTCTTTTAGCAGCCGCTTTAGCTACGTCACCTGCATCAAATACATCTTCAGCTACCTCTACAGCTTCACCACGCAGGGCTTTAGTCAAGATGCGGTTACGGTCTTGGTCTATAGCTGCAATGACTTTAGGGGATAGCTCAGAGCGCAATGTATTAACTGGTAGATTGTTCTTTTTAAGTATACGATTTACAGAAAGCTCTAGTGCCTTCTTTGCTGCCTCTGATGTTATCTTAGCAGCACTACCAGCAGCAAGCTTACCTGCGCCAAAGCCTACAAGGTTAATAGGGTCAGCTATCAAAGACCTAGCGTAGTC